ATCGTAATACTGGCGTTAAACATTATGAAACTGGTCACGGTAGGGACCAACTTTAAAAATCAAAGGCGTAAGCAAATGGGACGAGAAACCAAAATTCGGTTTCTCGTCCCATTTGCTTATACAGAGGCTAGTTATGTCACAGCCTCATTTTCTTTGGCCCCAAACAGTCGATCATCGCACCTCGCCAAGGCATTCCGTAAGAACGTTGATGATTCCTCACACTTCTTAATAAAGCCTTTCCCTTTTTTTCATGACATTCGCCATGTTCAGTCACAAATTCTTCACACAACCTCGGTATGATTACATCATAGCAATTGAGGTTAACTCAATCAGCTATAACACAACCTAAAATTTTTCATTTACTCCTCCAAAGTAATGAAATTCATAGTAACATGTGATTCCCCGTCACATGTTTACCCTACTCCTTTTTCCACCGTATTCCCCGATACGGTGGTTTTGATTTTTAAGCCTTTTATAGGCTTTTAGAAGCCCGTAAAATAGGGATTCTTAAATTTGTTTATTTTAAAGACGTATAATCTCCCCCACAATTGGGGGAACTTTTGGGGGAGATTTCAAGCAAAGCGGGCGACGCCACACATAAAATTTTTCATTCGAGTAGGTAGGACTATTTTGACATTATTTTTGAATGAAGTATAATACACATATTCCATCACTCTGGAATATCAACTTTTCTTAACATTGGGCCGGTCTTGACTGGTCCTTTTTATTTTTATATTTCTGTCAACAAAAAATTCCAACTCCTACTCCGAATATTATACAGTGGTTAGCTACTAATCATAGTAAGGTTTCATTGTACAATGTGCACAAAAATCCTTAGATAGGTAATGTATAAAAATTCCCTACGTGGATACGCAGGGAATTCATCAAGTTATAACTATCATCTAGAGACAGATATTATTATACTTATTGCTTACTACTCTGTAAACCCTAGTAGTTGTCTCATTAGCTATATTGACAACTAATTATGCTAAAACTAAAATCGCACTAACCAAATACACGGGTAAGTAATATAAAAAAATCTTCCGCCCATCAAAGCAGAAGATTATCCTCATCACCTCTGGCATCATTAGCTGACAATCTTGGAGGGATTCGAAAGCCATGATACTAATAACAGGACAAAGGACATAATAACGCTTGTCAGTTTATATTACAATACCGAAAGTAGTCTATACAAACATATTAATAACTCCTTGTGATATTTATCCACTTTGAGGTATAATCATTATTGTTCCCTTCTTAATTCCTAGGGAGCAGAACACCCATTTTATTTATTTAAACCTTGAACCAGCCTTGGCTGGTTCTTTTTGTATGTTTCTGTTAATAAAAGGATCCCCCACACCGAAGCATGGGGGACTAGAACAGTTCACGATTATTATACTACTTTTAGCTTGCTTGTGAGGCGGATTCTGACGTCGTTTCGTTAACTGATTGCGCATTACTATCTAAATTAGCCGCTAACGATGACGCTAAAGTGGCTGCTGAACTAGCCGTGACCGTGTCACCAACTGCCGCCGCGCTAGCCGCTTGACTATAAGCCGCCACTACCGCCTGTGACGCTTGGGCTTCGGCTTGACTAGCCGCTGCTGAGTTAGCTGCTTCAATCTTAGCTTGAGCTTCTGCCAAAGCTTCCACGACCGTTTGTTCCGTATAAGCTAACGTGCTCGACTTGGTTTTGATCGTATTGCCGGTATCTTCCAAAATAGAATTATCCGTAATTGCCCCGACAAAAGCTAGGATTGCCCCCACGGCGGTAATCACTAACACAACTGCATTAGCGTCAATCTTAACACCAAAGAAGACCGTTGCGACAGCTAAGCCAATAATCAACACGGACCCGATAATCTGGGCCCAATAAGCAGGCTTTTTGTAGTTAGCTTTGAGTGTTGCCTGAATTACATTTAAAAATTTTGTCATTATTTTCCCTCCTAAAGGAACTTTTCTGCGATATAAATAACTAACGTGACGAGTACGCCACTAACTAAGACCCCGATCAACCAATTTTGAATAGTTGTAACGCGATCGATTTGATGACTAGCTTCAATGGACTTGGCCAGGGCCTTGTCCGCTTTGTCGCCAATATCGTCAACTTGATTCAGCTTTTCTTCGATGTTCTCAACTTTCGTTTTGGTGGCAGCCACATCCTTTTGAATATCCATTAATAACTTAGTTGTATCGTCGTATTGTGCCATCAGTAGACCACCCGATTTCCATAGTCGTGACCATTAGTGACACCTAGCTTGATAAAGCCATACAGGCCATTTGAACGGGTGTAGCGTGCCCATACATAGTCATGTTCGATAATAACCGCGTTGTAAGTTACACTCTCACCCTTGTAATAGGTAGCCACTTGACTAACTTTGTCGCTATCCGTGTATCGTACGGCCAGAGTCCGATTAGGATAGAACACCCCGCGTTGGCTGTATTTAACAACCTTAAAGGTGGCCTTCTTAGCTGCCTGAGCCTTCTTAACGTTGGTTTGAGCTTGTTTCTTGCTAGCAGTCGTGTAGCCTGATTTAGTAATGCCCGTTAAATCGACATTGCCATCTAATCCTTGTGGAACACCGTTAACATAGCCAGTAATCCGATACATGCTTGTAAACTGAAAGATAGCCACGCCGGCCATGCGAGGGAACCAGTTATAATCAGGGCTAGTTCTAACCAGATAGTCTGGATATTCAGCTAACCATAGACAGCTACCATAGGTTTTAACAATGGTGCTAGTGTTAACATGAGCGTTTAAATAGGCCTTGCCGGAGTACAGCATAGGTGTATAGCCGTACGCCTTAATTAACTTAAATTGAGCTTTAATGACATTAGTGTTAGCTGTCACACTATTAGAAGCACCGTCCTCATAGTCTAGCGCTACGATGCTACCCTTGGGTGTCTTAACGCGTGGCAAGTAATAGGCCATCATCGCCTTGGCATTGGCCATGTTGCCACCAACACCGTCCCATAAATAGGTGTGCACTCGTTTACCAGCCTGTTGAGCTGATTTAACTTGGCTGTTATACGTGGTCTGAGGAATATTAGTCCCACCATAAAAGCCACCCGCCTGTGATAGTACGAATTTATCGGTACTATAGCCGAATGTCCCACTATTACCGTTATATTTAGACCAATCCGGCCCTTGATCACGACTAGTTGAAGCCTGACTGTTTAAATTGACCATTAAAAAGACCATAAAAATAGCCCCCACCGTTAAGATGAGTGCCTTTAACTTGTGCTTATTCAATTGTCTACCTCCTATTCAAGACTACTATTAATTTGGAACTGTAATGTTGACTCACTCGGGTAAATTGACGTCCCGGTACTATCAACCACCCATACTTCTAGCTGATAATCTCCCGCTGTTAAGCCGGTCATTAAATCCGCTGTTAAAGCTAGCACGATCTGACCAGTCGTTGGGTCCGTTAAACTAGTTGGGTCAACTGTGGCCGATTTAAGATAGCCACTAGTATTGCCTAATTTAACAGTAATTGAAGTAACATTAGTTAAATCAGTGGCCACGTTATCATTGCCACAAATTAACGTAAAGCTAGTGGTGGTATCACCAATTTTAACCGTTTGTGGTGAAGTATCGGTAAAACTAAGCGTTTTCGCCATCTTTAGGTGCCTCCTTCTCGGCCAACTTGGCATTGAGCTGGTCAATTTGAACTTGAGCCATCGCTAATTGCTGATCTTTAACGGCAATCGTTTGGGCATAGTTGCTCGTCATCTTGTTAATTAAAGCTTGTGCATCGATATTCATATTTTAAGCCTCCTGTGCGGTTGTTGTAGTTGTGGTAACTGGCTTTAAAGCAGTCAGACTATCAATCAGCGTGTTTAACACCTTTAATTTAACGTTATCTGCTCCCCCAGCACCTCCAGCAATGGCAGTGTTAAATTCATCCATGGTAATACTGACCTGTGAGCTAATTCCCAGCGTGTTAATCTGAATGCTAATAGTCATAATGTTGTTCGTGTAATCTGGTTTATAATTCGTGATTAAAATGCAATCCATTTAATTTGGCCTCCAATTCTAATAAATGCCCGTTTAGGGCAGAAATTTGCTTTTGTTGTTCTTGCACCGTGGCTAGGGTGGCATTCAATAGTACTGAGTCATCCACTCCGTTTAACTTGCCTTTTTCGTCACGACTTATAAATACATCGGGTAATCGCCACTGCTTATTGTCATTCACATCATCAACAATGCTAGATAGCCTAATATGGCTGGTATTATCGTCAGTTTTGTACTGATAAGTGGCTAGGTCGATTGCATTAATTAGCTGTGCCCAATAGGCGGTATCAGCCTTTTGAACATCCTGCTTAACACTCAATAGAGACGATTTAACTAAGCTAGTATAGTGAACGGCACCCGCATAGATGTCAGCGGCACCACCTTTCCCCATTGCAAAGTGAATAGCTTGATTATCAGCACTAGTAAACGTATGACCAGTGTTAATTTGGAAGTTACCAATATCAAGTTCGCGATGCAAGAAAATATTGTTAGCACCGGCAGTGTCGATACCGAAGTCAGCAATATCATTGCTATTAATATCTCTAATTCGCCAATAAGAAGAATTCGCTTGTGCATATATATTGCCATAAGCATCCATAGTAATCCCGTTACTGCCAATATTATCGGCATTACCAGCAAAGTTTATTTTTTGTGTTGGCCCATATAGATAGATTCCTGAGGCTGGTGTTACGTTAACATAGCCCGTGATTGTCTCCGGATTGGAAAAAGTTGTATCTTTAGCTGACGTATAACCTGATTGCGACTCGAAACCTTGACCGTTAATTACTGAATCATAAGCTAAGTACTGCCCACTGCCGATCATTGAGCGATATTTATAGCTAATCGCCCCAGATTCAACGCTTGATTGCAGTCCAACCGCACTGTCAAAGTACGTTGACTTATACGCCCCGTCTGGCGTAATAGTCATTGGATAATATTTAGCGGTGTTATTGGCATTGCTAATGATGTCGCCCCCATGGAACGTTTTACCGTTTAATGTATCAGTAATATTCGCGTTAGGAATTATAACTGGCTTCTTAGTATCAAAAAAAACAGTGTCAGCAGTTAGTGTTAATTGACCACTAGACGATATTAGGGTATTACCAGCTTGAAGGTTAATTTCATCAATTAAATCGCCCTTAGTAACTCTAAGGTTAATATCATCACTTAACTGTGTTATTTGTGTTTGACTAGCTTGGTCTTCTGGTGCAGGAGTCCAATTTACCTCTTTTGAAGACTCAGAAATAATAAAGTTGCTAAATGCTATGTTCCCGGTAGCAAAGTTAATTCTTGGGTAAACATGTAAATGAGTACCAGTAGTTGTAAGAGTAACAGATACATGCTTTGTTCCATTGACTAGGTTATCTTTAGCAATAGTTTGCCAGTTACTTCCACTATCACTTCCGTAGAACTGCATTACGAACTCACCAACACCAGTAGAAGATGATACGTCAAATGTTACTGTTACTACAGTTCCAAGTGGTATTACACTCGAAAACTGGTAACCAACTTGCGCTTGATTATCTATGTTCTTACCAGGAAACGTTATTGGCGTAGCTGTTCCAAGTGCTAGGTTACGGTTGCTTATTGTTAGATTATTAAAGTCAACGGTTGAAACCTTGCTAGCAATCATATCAGCAGTCTGCGTTTGATATGTTTGAAAGTCACTAGATTCTACCTTGCTAGATATTTCCTTAGCAGTTGTTGCTTGATAGGCTGAGAAGTCACTAGTAGCTACCTTTTGTGCTATTAAGTCTGCGGTAGTTGTTTGGTAAGCTGAGAAAGCACCATTGTCAACTTTCTGCGCTATCTGACTAGCTGTTTGAACCTTGTAACTAGCATAATCTGAGTTAGCAACCTTAGTAGCTAGTCCGTTTTCTAGGTCAGCAATCGTTAGCTTGGAACCGTCTTTGAGGTCTGTCACTGCTTGACTAGTTACTTTATCATTATCTATTGCTGTAGTTGCTTGGCTAAACGCATTATCAGCCGTACTTTGAGCTTTAGAAGTAGCATTAGACTGGACTGCTATTTCTGAATTGGCGTAGTTGTAATTGCTATCTGCGGCTGATTTAGCGGCATTCGCTGTAGACTGTGCGATTAAAGCGGCACTATCAGCATTTTCTGCCTGACTAGCGGCATTATCAGCCGTATTTTGAGCATTGATAATTTTGATGCCATCATCTGTCAGAATGACCTGAGTTGCGTTAGATTCAGCCATCTAATTCACCTCCTTTCTAATCGGCCGTGCTATCATTTTCATTGATTGTCCCTTTATCAATCACACTAGCTGCTGATCGTTTCGTAATGGGTATTGTGTACACCTTTTCCTTTTCAGCTGAATAGGGGTCAATTTCTAGTACCCGGGTGTTGAAGGTCACTAACAAGTAGGCCTGTGTGCCCTGGTAAAAGACGTTGCAAGTTTCCACTTCACGGCTTTCATCGGTTAGGTTGGGCATTACCATATCATTATCAAAGTAAGCTTCAAATTCGGCTCCTTTATGCACGACATTTAACGCCCACACTTTATGCGGGTCGTTAGTAGTCTCAGCTTCACCACCACCGGCTGCAAAGTAGAAGTAAGGGAAGTCCAAACATTCAGATTGGTAAGTGTTCTGGTTAAAATCAATCCCATAATCGGTGATGTTAAAGTTGTATAGCACGTTGTAATTACCAGCTAACAGGTCACTAGCTTTGATAATGTCAGTGGAGCCATCGGAATAGCCAATTGAGACTAGGTCATGTTGGCGGTCATAGTTAACGCGGCCGTAACCTTTGAGTGCCATAACCTGTTGCACGCGACTATCAGTAGGCTGTAACGTTACCCCGGCTACATAAGGAAACCGCACGAGCATGTAATTACCATCGTTCTTTAAGCTGACAATCGACCAAATATAGACCGTGTTATTAACCTCCTGCACGCCGAACGTCCCACCATGTTGACCATGAATTTGTAACATCACTGACTGCACGGCAAACTTGCTATCCTGTAAAGCAAACATGGTATCACTAGACCCACTGTCATCACGAGCCCGACTAGTTAGGTACTGCCCATTGCTTAAACGTGCCATATATTGAGTCGCTGAATGCGCCCCATTATCATCAGGGCCATAGACGCCTAAATAGCTGATATTAGTGGTGTCTAACTTAATCTCGGGGTCATCTTGGATATAGTCGGCTTCAATCGTGCCATGCAAAGTGCCGACAGCGTTACTAGCCGCGTTAATTAAGTAGCCGGTTTGTTGGTAGCTGGTGTCAACCGTGCCATCGGTATTATAACGGCGCCAAATGAAGCCCTTGCTATCAATGTAGGATGAAATATTAGTGCTACCTTCCCACGCCTGTAAAATCAACCGTTTAGTCTGGGTGGTATCCGTGAAGTTGTTACCGTCAGGCGTTAAAGCGACTGGTTTAATCGAACTAGCATCGGCCTTAGCTTCTTCAACCGCCTTACTGAGAGCGTTTTGATATTGTTCCATCCATGCAGGGGTGGCTACTTGAACCGTTGTATACTCGCCAAAGCCGACTGTGTTGCCATACGGGTTAGCAAAGCTAATTGTCCGTTGAATAACACGTCCACTAGCGTCTAATACGGGCTCAATTAACTCATCTTTAAACCTAATCGTGGCACCTAGTGGTGGATTGAAGTCGGGTGTTACATTCACCTCATAATACGTTCTAGGGTGGTTATACAGTTTTAGCATATCCTGAGCCCAGGCTTTTAACCCGGCTGAGTTACTAATCTGATTAGCGGTTACCACAGCTTCATAGTAAAGGCCAGCTTGCCAATCGGGGTTATATTTCTGATTAGCATCATCATCAACGATATAAGGCTTACCATCATTAACCGAGGCGATTGTGCTACCATTAGCGCCGTATGGAATCAACTTAGTGACAGGTGTTGATACCACTGTCCGTTTAATACTAGTCATGTTTTTACCAAATACTGCTTCGTTATAAACCACATCATTGTTCAGCTGGTCAGTAATGACACACACCTTTTTCGTGATGTTCCCTTGTGAGTCAATCTCAACATATGGGTCAATCTCACAATCATACGTTTGAATGAGTGTCTGTACTAACGTGCTAGCTTTAGTCTTGCCGTCAATGGTGATTGATGGAATGGTCGTGTTAGTGGTTTGATAGTCTAGCGTCCAACCTGTCGCATTAAAACACTCATTAAAGGCTGTCTGAATCGAACTAGCACTAGCCGTAGTGGCTACTGGGTAATGATGAGCTAGGGTGTATAAGCACAGATTAGTGAAATAGATTGTAGTGGTATGCTTAACGGCGGCACTATTAGCTTCATCGGTATAGTAAATGTACATGACATACCAGTAACCTGATAGCTCATCGTAATAGGCGAGATTGTTACCGGCGACTACTTTATCTGAATCCGGCTGACCTTGAAGTACGTCTAAAGATCCTTGATGGTCGAACTTTTTAGATTGGGCGTTTAGGTTAACCGTGCCATCAAGCGTGTCATTAGTACCCACATTAAGGTCATCATCATAGCTGGTGCTAGTTGTGTCTGAATCAGCTAGTTGAATCTTGACGCTGTCATTAGAAAACTTAGTGGCCCCATCAACGGTCAGGGTACCAATCCGCTTCAAATTAGGGTCTAGTATTAAATACTGGTTATTTAAAGCCATCTGTTAGCCTCCTTGTTTTAAGTTATGTATTAAAAAGGCCACCCTTAATCGGGAAGCCTTTAAAGTGTTGTTATAGTATTCTGGGTAGATATTTAAGGGTAATTTGGGCGTCATCTAGGTCACCAATCATCGTCAGGCTATTAACCCCTGGACTTAATTTAGGATAGTCCGTTGACCAAATGGGGCTAGCTAGCTTACCACCAACCGTGGTGCTATCAGTCTCACAATTTAAGACGATCTCTTGACCGGCATTAGCAATATATTTAGGTGCGTCCTGAGCCACGTCATTAACTTGGTAAATGTCTAGGTGAGTGATTGATAGATAAGGGTTTTCATAGCCCACATTTTCGTCATCTTCAGCAATTGAGTGTTTAAAAAACACCCCACCGATACCACCTAAGGCTGACTGATAATCTGAATTAGTGTCAACGAACGTCCCGTGCACGATTAGGAACCGTTTAGGGTCGGTACAAGGCTGGCCGGAATGGCTACCACTCGTGTAGTATTGCGTGATTGACCAGCTAAACACCTTACCATTTTTGATTAGGTCTAGTTGTAGCCAACTAGTGCTTAGTGCTGACTTTTCTTCTTTGTTAACCACTGTCATATAATTAGTGACCGTCTCTTTAACCGACTTAGTAGTAACCTTGCCAGTCTTAGCATTCTTGGACTTCTTAGTGACCGTCTTAGTTGTGGCACCAGTTTTAAGCTGAACTTTAACGTCCTTACCATTGCTAGAACTACCTGAGGGGCCTTTACCATTGTAGAAAGTTTCATGTTTACCGTCACCACCGGCAAACGTGCCACCCGGCTTAGTTAGTTGTAGATAGCAAGTTGGGGTACCACCTGAACTAGAATCAGCTAGTCCAAACCGGCCAATTGTGGCCCCGTTAGGGTCTAATAACAGGACTTCTACACGCCCCATAGCTCGCCCATTATGGGTACCTGAGTGCTTAATGTGATGGATTCTAGTGGTAACTCGATAGTTAGTTAGGCTATTAGTCATGCCAGTAAAGCGAACACCGGGACCGTACCAATCGGATTGATGGGTACCGTACTGTTTAACGCCATTGGTTAGCTTAACCATTAACACTTGGCTGTCTTTATTTGAATCGGCCTCACCTTGATAAATGTAGGTACCGGCAGTCTTCATTTGAGCAATAGCATTGGCATCATTAGTCCATTCAGCCATTGAATCGAGCACATCACTGTTAACAACCTGCGTATAAGGCTGTACCGCCACCGCTTGGTCTTCATCACTATCTGGCCCTAGTCCATACTCACCACCATTTAAGGTAAAACCAATGTGCTTTAAATCCCGCTTAGGTACGACCTGAATAACCGGCTCTGTTCTAGCAATCCCATCAACGGTAATTGTATTTAAGCCGTTCTTCAAAGGTGTTTCAACCTGTGGCAAGGTTGCCCGTGGGTCAGACTGCACAAAGGTAATCGTTAAAGTCATGTCATACATACCTGTGTTAATCGGGTCCGGATCACTAATCGCGGTAATATGCCCCCAGTAGGTCACTTTGGGCTCAAAGCCAAAGATTAATGGGTACTCTTTACCGTTATCACTAGGGTCATCACTTAATAACAACCCGCTTAAATTGTGCATTATCTGATTAAAGGCATCTTGATTATCAGCACAGTAAATGGATACCGGTATACTAATCGTCCGACTAGTAAAATCGGTGCCATTAAATTGATTACCATACATGGCCGGTATGTCAGTCACTTGTTCAGCCATGGCCGGTGCACTAGGTAATACCACGTTACCCATCTCAACCTGTAAATCGTCCCGGCTATTTAAACCGGCATATTCAAAATCATCTCGTTGTAAGGTCACGATTTAACCTCCTTTTTAAGTTTAGCTATGTAAAAAGGGCGCCCAATTAAGGACAACCCTTTGATTGATTGGGATACTAGTACCCCATCATTTGTGAATACTGTGAAGCTGTCTTATTGTCAGATTTAACGGCATTAACCACGTCAGATTTAGCAATGACTGCTTGAACACTGCCCATGTTGCCTAGAATGGCTGACATTAAGCTGATTAGTTTATCAAGCTTCTCATTACTTTCACTGTTAGTAGGCGCAACCTGTGTGCTAGTATTGCCATTTACCACCTGACTAGCCTGTGCGATTAACTGGTTAGCCCGACTCTTATTAGTCAATGGCAAGACCATCTCGGGCTTGTTATGTTCAGCAATTCTGATTATTTGATCTTTATCAACCAATCCTCCATTTTCCATGCCTTTGATATAGCGGTACGCAGCGGATGCATCGGCTTCACGTGTACCGCCAGTACCATTCATAGCACCGCCCGATTCCCATGTTGCGAAGAACTTGTATGCGGCTTCTGTTGGATTGGTCATACGTAGAACAGATTTTAATAAACTACTCTCACCGGGCTCATTCAAGGCATAATTAATTTGCCCCTCAGCTGAATCCCAAGCATAGCCATGTTTTTTTAGCCAGCTTCTTAACGCTGTTTCACGAGTGAACGTCCATTGTCCTAAACCAGTACCATGGTCAAGAGGGTCAATGGCAGTAGGAGTTAAGTTTGATTCAACAATCCAGTTCCCCAAGACACCAGCTATACCACCATTATTCGAAGCAGAATAGCCTTGCTTAAATGCCCTTGCTAATGCACGTGCTCGAGAAGCAACGCTACCTGACAACTTAACGTTACCAACGCTTCCTCCAAAATCGCCCAGCTTATCTGCCAAGCTTTTGACAAAGTCTTTGACCTTGTCGACTGTTTCATCTTTGATGACAGTTGCACCTTTAAGTGTCCAACTATCATCAAGTCCCGGCCATTTTATTTTTCCCAAAATGTTTTTTTCAACCCACTTGACTGGTGCTGAAACCATATTGGAAATTTTGTCTAGCGCCGCCTCACCAACATCAACAGTTGATTTAGCAAGTTTTTCGGCTTCTCCTAAAAAACCAGTGGCATATCCGGGAAGTGTCTGGCCTTTTCCGTAAGACCCTGATAAAACTTGTTTAGTTTTATTAGCCGGTAGAATGATTTCACTTTTAGCTACTTTAGCTATTTCGGGTCCGTTTTCACCTAGAATTCTTGCTGTACCACTATATGGCTCGTAAGCTAATTCAGCACCAGCTTCACCAACCAATGCCATCCCGTTACGGACCTTTCCACCTATAGCGTTGGCTTCAATTTGATGGCCAGTGTCACCAGCTTTTGCCTTGGCTTTTGTAGTTGATGAAGATGAAGATGATGAGCTAGATGACGAGCTGCTACTCTTCTTAACGCCAAATAGTGACAATAAGGAATTAAACCCTGACTTAATGCCACCCCATATCTCGCTTAACGATCCACCGAGAGTTGACCACTTTGACTTAACGTGTCCCGTTTCTTTATCAACATAATAATCATGATCTTTCATCTGTTTTGAAGCTTGCTTAGTCACGTTAGTATACTGTTGTTTGGCGCTCTTTGTTGTGTCGTCTCGTTGATTCTTGGCCTGTTTTACTGCGTCTTTGTACTGAGTGGTGGCATTAGACACAATCGCATTCATTTGCTTCTTGGAAATACTGTGATTTTGGTAATACTCTGTTTGTGCAGCTGCTACGGTAGATTTGTACTTCTTGGTAGCTGCATCTTTCGCACCTTTGTAAGTGTTATCAGCGTGCTTAACCACGCCTTTATAAGTCTTATAAGCTTCATTAACCAGCTTATCGGCCTGCTGTTCACTGATTTTTCCAGAAGACTTAGCTAAAGTGCTTAAAATAGATTTCTGCTTACTACTGCCATTTTGTATTATCAAATCCGTCTTGGTTTGGGCGTTTGAAAGTAACTTCAAACGGCGCCTGTAAGCTGCATTAGCATCGGCACTCAAGGCATTTTCATGACGCGTGTTTTCACTTCTAATGGCAGAATCTTTTTCTTTTTCCTGTTCTTTAATTTTTGCGCCGTAAATCTTATTGATTTTAGCAATACCAGACTGGCCTGACAAATACTGCCCCTTGTACTTAACGTAGTATCCTTGAGTAAGCTTGTTTATATCTTTGTTTCGAGTGCTCTCTAATTTAGTAATGGTTGAACCATAGTCTTTATTAATGCCAACCATAGCTTTGCTGTGCATGCTATTTTCTTGTTTGGCTGACTTGTAATAATCTTTATCAACATTCTCTAACTTAGATACACTGCTTTTAGCACTCTTAATTCGGCCGTCATAATAACTTTTCTCATTCGCTAAGGCTGTTTTGGCATCCTGCTTTGACATCAAGCCTGATTTAACCCATGCTTGAAGTGTCTTCTTGGACTTGCTTTCATTGCTCTTAGCATAGTTGACAACTGTGTCAGTAATCGCCTTATATCCAGACTTGCTGTCTTTCATAGCCTTGCTAAGACTTTTGTTGTCAACTGAAAATTCAAGCTTGCCAAAGCTTAAATTAGTCTTTTTGAATGCTGATTTAAGCTTTTTGGCGGCACTTTCACCAGCTTTAAATGCCGACTCTGGCAAACTGCTTAAACTCTTTTTTACACTTTTAATAATAGAACTAGAGTTGTCGGTAATGCCATCGGACTTAGCGGCCTTTTGAAATTCACTGACACTAGTCATAGTTGAATTGGAACGTACCTTAGAATTCTCGTATTGATGCTTAGTTGCACTAGCTGACGTTCTCACGGTGCCAAGCAAAGCATATTCAGTTCCTTTTTGGGCCGTGTAATCCTTCCGCACATTTGATACAAGATTATGAGTAGCTTTAACGGCTTTTTGTACAGTTTTAGAACTAGAAATCTGTTCAGCAATTGCACTGCCGATAATCGCACCCTCGGGTCCGCCCAAAGCTGCGCCAATCCCTGCACCAATCAGACTGCCTGTAGCCTTTGATTCTAATGAAATTTTATTTTTAGCACTTGGCTTTTTTAAAGTCTTGGCAACACTAGAAGCCAAGTCCCATCCTTCGATGGCTGCACTTGCGATAGTACCTGCTCGCTTGACAATAAAACCCAAACCACTAAATGCCTTACTAAAGCCGCCCTTAAACTTGCTGACAACATTTGACCAACGAGAGGTTTCACTGGAGGCTCTTTCAGTTTCCTTTTCGACATTTTTAATGCCTGTTAAGTCCCATCTATTACCATTACTTGCAACGTCGTTGGCAACATTTGAATAGCTAGACTTTGAAGCAGATTTAGTATGCCGGGACATGTGGGTCTCGCCAGTTGAAAATTCAGTGCCGCTTTCTAACTCATTATTAGTTTTCAATACATCATTCTGGGCACTAATGGCAGCTGTTTCAGCCTCAATAGTTTTCACAATTGATTGGCTTTTGACAGTGTCATTAACCAAGCCAAAATTAGCCCGCATTTCTTTGATTAGCTTGATAAACTTGTTTACTTTGGCTAATGCCCAGACGCCACCTAAAGCCACTCCAAAGGCTGTTACAGTTTTAGTATGGTTACCCATAAATTCAACAACTTTAAGCATGCCATTCAGCAAATTTTTGACGCCATTAATCAAGAAAGTTAAACCTTTTTGCGTCCCTTTGTCGTTAAATGCTTTGGTCATGTCATCAGCAGCTTCAGTCATGGTCGGTAATAGCTTAGCTCCCATCATGATCTCTAATGCTTCAGCAGCTTCTTTAAAGCGTTTGACATTCATTTGCGCCGTACTGCTGTTCTTATTGGCTAGTTTTTGGACATAGTCGCCCTCCTTACCAGCCTTAGTTACTTGATTGGTTAATGACGCAAGCTCCTTATTGTTAACAGCCAATATTTGTGCGGCTTGCATACCCGTAGCACCAAAAATTGCTTTAAATACGGCAGCTTTTTCAGCGCCACCTAAGTTCTTGGTATGCTTTTCCATAATTGCCATAATATCTGACATGGATTTAAAATCGCCATTAGATTTTTGAAACACTTTGGTTGAAGTAATGCCAATTTTTTTAAGTGCCCCAGTGGCTGCATCGCTAGGATCAGCCAAGCTATTAATCGTTTTACGTAGCCCTGTACCAGCTTTATCTGCTTCAAGGCCGTGGTTAGAGAGTTCACCTAAAGCCGCACTAGTTTCCTCAACACTAAAGCCAGCATTATTAGCCGAATCCCCGACGTATTCCATACCTTTGCCCAAGCTATGGAAATCAGTTGCGGTAACATCAGCTGAATATGCCAAGTCATTAACAACACGCTTAGTCGATGCCATCATTTTGGCAGTATTGTTAGTTTTCATGCCGAACGCTTCAAGCACTTGGCTTGAAACTTTAACAACATCTTGAAAATCATCGCCAGACGCTACACTGGCTTGTAGCTCAGTTTTCATCACTGCTAGCGATTCTTTAGCTGTGTGCCCACGTTTGATTAAATCTTGATATTGCTCAGCGATTTCTTTTTGAGAAAGCCCATACTTAACTGAATATTTTTGCCCATCTTTTTGCATTTCAGTAACGGCCTTGATTGCAGACTTGGCCGAATCGCCACTGGTCACTAACAAATTTTGGTTTTGCTTGTAAATATTTTGTAAAGTAGAAGCTTTTTTAGCACCAGCAACACTAGCCGCCGTTACTCCAGCAACGCCAACACTTGCAGCAGTCGCTACTGATTTAAAACCACTTGCAACAGTCCTGAACTTATCTTTAACAAGTGCAGCTTTGTCTGACAGTTTGGCCATCTTGTCACTCATCGTGCCATACTTTACTGTTAGTGAAGCAACCTCTGATTTTTGTTTGGCCATAGCTGTGGTTGTTTCTTCCACTCTGACTCTTTGCTTGGCGTATTTTTCAGATGTTAAGCCGCTTTCACTGGCCACTTTGGTCAATTCATCTTTTTGCAGCTTAAGCTGAGCAGATAAATTGGCGTAACTTTGCTTCAAACCAGCTAGTTTAGCTTTGCCAGCTTCGGCCTGTTTGCCTTCAGCTTCTAAGCGGTCAGTATATGCTTTACTGGCATTAGTACTCTGCTTGTAGCCTTTTTGTAATTCAGCTAGGCCACTTGTGTAGTAAGTAGCAGAGCTTTTCGCACGCTTTAATTGCCCCTCATAGTTGCCTAACTGTTTAGTGGCACTAGCGATTTGATTTTCAAGCTTAAAATAAGCTTCTTGGCCCTCTTTTGTAGACTTGTCAATGTCCTGTTGGCGGGCTTTTAATTCGCCTAATTTTCCTTTTTGTAAATCAATAGACTTAGTTAGCCCTTCAACTTTAGCCTTGGCAGCTTCTTGATATTGGCCAGCCGATTTTAACTGAACCTCACTAGCTTTCCAAGCGTTCATAGAAGACTTGACAGCATCAGTCAGAGCCTTGTAGCTTTTCACAGCGCCAATTGAATCAATCGTAATGCGTGTCGCCATTTCATTTTGAACTTTGGCCATTATTTTTGCTCCTTCCAGCCAACATTATCATTGCATGTAAGACGACATAATTGCTTCACGTGGATCAATATATTCTCGATCCTTTTTCTCACGAGCAGCCAATGTTTCCATGAACAAAGCAAAAGGCTGTTGCTCAACTTGGTCTGGCAACAACCCTTCGTGTATTAAGTTTTGTTCAAGTAGCCGTAAATCTTCGTGACGATTTTTTAGTTCAGTAATCTTTTTGCGCAGTTCCATTTGATAATGTTGGCGATTTATTTTGACTCTTGGGCTTTGTCTCGTGCGTTTTTGTTAGCTTCTTCGGCTTTTAACACATCTTCATCAGTGGCACCGTCAATTTTGGCAATTAGCATGCCAACACCTAGGCCAAGTTCTTCACCAGAAATAGAGTCTTTAATCGTTTCAATTTGCTTATCAGTATACTTCGCAACTTTCTGCACAAAATCCATCATGGTACGAGTTAGTTTTAATTGTTCTTTTAAATAATCAGCTTCAGTAGCATCGTCATCTAGCCCACTTTCTAGCATAGTTAACTGAATGTTTGCTACAGCATCTTCTAAGCCAATCGTTACCTTGACATCTTGAGCCTTAGCAATTCCAAAATACTTCTTTGTAATTTTTGACGATAATTTCATAATATATTAACCTCTTTTATTTTTATTTAGTACTATGTAACAGGCGGGCCTGAGAGCCAGCCTGTGTTAGCATTAACCTTGTGTAGTTGAACCAGTCGTAGAGCCTGTGGTCGATCCAGTTGTACTGCCAGTCGTCGAACTAGTTGTTGAACCGGTCGTAGATAATACATAACCACCAAATACTTCTGCATAAAGTTTTGCTAAGTCAAAACCAGTATCAGCAGAGTTAGCAATCATGTATGGCTGTTGAATACCAGTATTTGGGTTGATAAAGATATCTGATTTCAACGGTGTTAATGCCTGCCCCGTCAAAGCAGTTGAATCATCGCTTTCAGCCGTGTTGTCAGTGGAGTTGTTTGACGCTTCTTGAATAAACTCAACATTATTAAAACATTCGTAGAAAATAGAATTGTCAAACGCTTGTGATCGAATAATTACAGCAATGTGTGGCTTAGGTGTTTGCAATAGCCAAGCACCAGACTTAGTATCTTGCACGTAACCACGTAGCTTATTGTTAATTCCCCAGTCCAGGTCTAAAGCCGTTAAAGCAATTGATGGGACTGATTTTGGATAGGCAATTCGCTTAATCTTACCATTCGCCCAGCCTGGTGTCCCAGCAGCTTCGATTGCAGTGACGTTAGCAGTAGCAAAGCCTTCACCACGATGATCAGCGATGTAAATGCCATCAGCAGATAAGCCTTTGGTAGCATCTGCAATTAAATCGCCGCTATCATCGAGTGAGGCAAAAGTGACATCAAGAATATTATGTTTTGACATATTAAATGCTCCTTTTAAATAATTTCAATTTTGGTAAAATAAAAGACCTTGGTTACCTGTCCGGTATCTGGGTCTTTAGTGTGATTTTTAGATTGTTCGACACGCCAACCATTTGCAATAAACATTTTAGCCAGCTCGATTTCTGCTGACAAAATGTCGGTTTGATTGGCTTTTTTGTAAAAAATTTGTACTTCTACACCTAACGCCCAGTGTTTGAACTGACTATTAGCATAATTGCTAGGTGCATTTTCTGATTCAGTAATAACAACATCTGTGGTTATACCAGCATTATCGGCACTTTTAGGAATGGAACCACGATAAATGTTGTCAATCCAGTCATAATTGACCGTTTTCAACAAGTTCTCAGCTTGAATTACAGGTAGTTGCATACTATTCACCACCCGTTTTGGCTTTGTAAACTGCCATACCGGCTTTAAAGGCTGCTTCCTGAGATTCTCGTCTAGAATCGTCAACAAAATGAGTTGCTGCCATCTTTACGGTCCCATCATTCAAGAATCTAGCAATATACGCTTTCTTGCCAAAACCGGCTAACGTATTACCATTAACAATGCCGTCTACATCACTGTTTTGAATCGCAATGTTGTCTTGTAAATGACCATACTTGCTATCGTTATTGTCGGATCGTGGTGTATTTTTACGTAACACTTTTGCGTATGCTTGCGCTTCAGCAGCTGTCATTGCTGATTTTACGGACGTGTTAGGGATTAAATCTCTGACGCCATGAAGCCATGATTGCATCTGAGCGTCTAATTCCATTTATATCACCCCTTTTTTACATATTTTTTAAGCGTTAACAGATCATATGCTACCGGCTTGCCAGTTGAATCTTTAGACACATCTATAATCTGATAAACCACATCACCATAACTAGCTAGTAACTGTTTGCTCAGCTCATTTGTGGATCGAATTGCCACAACAATTGTATCTTCCAACGAAGTTCCTAGGATCTGATAACTTTGGGTAATTGATCGATTATATAACGCACAATGTAGTGAAATAGTAGGCACAAAGGACTCGTCATAATCACCAGTATTATTGTTTTCAACCGTTTTAATAGTGCCAAAACTAATTTTTTGATTGAAGCGATTGACCGCTATTTTCACTGTAATCCCTCCGAATCTTCCATCTAATTCCATTAATCAGATATAAATAAGGCGCCGGATACGGTACTTGAGAAGCGTTATTGCCGCTACTATATGTCACGCCCAAGTTTCCACGATTAAAATACATAAAATCAACCATAACACGAACGGCCTGATTAAATTGATAGTATTTCCGATAAGTTTCAACTGGTATAGTGTCATCAATATTTCCGATAACATCATTTTCTGCCATTGAAATTAAGCTTTGGATAACAGATTCATCGCCATCAACGTTTAAATAATCCTGCATATTTTCAACTGTGACACCACTATCAATACCAGCCATGACATCACCTCCAATATAGCCGCCCCAATAGGTACTGTTTATTTATTAGCGACTAAAAATTATTTATTGACCGCTAGTTGCTGAAGAAGCAGCACTAGATGCTGTCGAAGCTGTTGAGGAAGCTTCACTAGCAGTTGAACTAGCATTAGATGAGGTGTTTCCTCCATCACTTACTCACCGTTAAGAAGTAACCGGCATTTTCGTCAGCCTTAGAAACGCCAAAACGCATAGCTGCGCCAAGATATTGGCCATAAATTTCGCTCTTCATCCAGGCTAAAGAAATTTCTTGCCGATCAACAAATAAAACGCCACGCTTTAAATCACCAATAAATGCGTGAGCCTCGCCGTCGGCGCCAAGCAAGGTATCGTTCACAATATGCACTGGGACACCGAAAATAGTAGTGCCAGACTTGCCGGTAATATCTTGATGAAGCAAATATTGACCGTTATTATCCTTCAACGTATCTAGGATTTGATAGAAAGATGCTGAAACAACTAAGTCACGAGCATAGGCTTGATCGAGCTTGACATTCAACACTTGTTTAATATCATCAGCAAGCGTGGATGACGTGGTGCTAACAGCCGTGAACCCTTCCAAAACCGGTGAAATCAACTTATTAACCGTGTTAACTCGCTTTTCACCAATGTTTTGACCAATTAATGAAGTTAAATCAACTTGTGCATCGGCAATTGATTCTTCTGAGATTGGAATAGCACCACGGTATGTTGCTACCGACCAATCGACATCGGTAAATTCAGGTGCAGCTAATGACGGGTTTTCTTGCAATTCAGCAACGCTGCTAAAGCTATCGTCTGCTCGTTTCAAAATTGGGTAAGTTCCTTTAGGCGTGGTTACTGGTGTTTTGGTGACCAGGGTCGACAAGTCAACGACTGAGTTGATCTCGGCTGAAGGGTTGTAAATAATTGTTTCAGGTACCAACGGTTCAATTCCCGTCGAGGTTACCGACGTTGCCGCATCATTGGTTACCTTAGCCCCCCGCGAATGGATAAACATATTAATTGCAGATTTTTGCTTGGCTAAATTATCTTCGCCACCTTTAGGGTTAAGCGGAGTTCCTTGGTCTTGGTTGTTTTCGGGATTCTTTGGCTGCTTATTTTCAGCCGAGAGTTCCTGTAATTGATCATTCAAGGCATCTCGACGCGTTTTCTTAGCGGATAACTCATCTTGTAACTTATGATAAGCATCCACATCGAAATTATCGTCTTGTAATGCGACCGTTACCTTGGCATTAAGGTCAGCACATTCCGCACTTACCTTATCGAATGTGGCCTGTAATTGTTTAAACATGTTTAAAAGTCTCCTTTATTAAAAATAGCCAGCTTAGCTTGCACTAATTTTTCGTGCTCACTAAGTTGACCATTATTGTTGTTATTTTCTAATTGCTTATTTTTGGCAATTAAGTTTTTGATTTTGTTGAGTGCTTGATAAGGAACTAGCGATGTATTAAATGAATTAGTAACTGGCGTAAAATCAACTAATTCATCAGCAAGGCCTAACTCAATTGCTTTGTCAGCGTCCATCCAAGTTGTACTGTCCATTAAATCTAAAAAAGTTTGAACAGGCTTACCGGTCTTGACAGCATACATATTCGCAATGGCCCTGTTCGTACTCTGCAACATTTGCGATGCTTGATCCATATCGTGATAATTGCCTTCTGCTTCGTTCGAAGCATTATGAATCATCATTTGGGCTCCAGGTGACATTTGCACCTTGTCGGCCCCCATCGCAATAATTGTACCAGCAGAATAAGCGTTAGCAACAATCTGTGCAGTAACATTTCCTTGATAGTTCTTTAATGCCGTATAAATCTCTGTAGCTGGATCAACTTCACCACCGTTGGAAGCAATCTCTAATTCCACATCAGAGTTGTCTTTAGGGAGTGCATCGATTACGTCAGCCGGAGATACAACTGTCATGCCAAACCAATCACGATAAATAGGTGCATCATCATCATTAGTTATCATGCCTTTTACTTTAATCGTCATTACTTTCACCTCCTTCCCCTTGCGGCTCATAATCTGGCAAGTTTTGCGGTAAGAAGCCCGATCTTTGAAGTAAAAATTGCGCTTGATTAGGACTTAGTGCACCAGCGTTTGCTAAACTCGATACTTGATTTATCAGTATAGAATCATCGACGTCTAGCATGTTTTTGATGTCTAGAGCAAGGTCCGGTGCATTAAGCTTTAATTTCAGCTCGTCTAATAGCGGATTAGTGTACGTATTAAGGTTAGACAAATATAAACTTTTAATTTGGTCACTATTGCTATGTTGGCTTTCAGTTGATGAGCCACCGCCAAGCATATCACTAGGAATCCCGAACGCAGTCGAAATTTGGTCAGCTGAAAAACTAGCGTTCTCGTTGAGCGCTTTAAATACATCAGCTTTCATCTCAAACGGTTCATAGTCGAACCCTTCCGGCAATGTCATTAGTCGGCCGGCGTTAGCCCCAGTATTAGCCTTTTCGAACATGGCTCGGGCGTCTTCCAAGTCTTCGCCAGTGTCAATAAAGTTGCTGATTTTAAGCTTGCCAGCGGAATTAATTTGATTATTCAACGTCTTCAAATTTGAATCCGTTGTTTTTTGTGCAATTGTTAGGGTATTCCCCAAGCTTTCAAGCGGGGATTTTCCTATTAAATAACGATAATTAGGGTCTGGCATCAATCTAAAATGCAACATTTGGTCGGCAGTTAACTGCATTTTCGGCCGGTCGTTGCTCTCTTGGATTGTATAAATAATTCCAGTATTTCCTGGCAAATAATTGATTTGAACGTCCGAAGGCGGCACGTGTTCTAAATTATTTCCGACTAATGGTACATAAGCATTTCCAGCAAGAGCTAGTTGAATCATTACGCCTTGCCAAAATGAAAAACGACTGATTAAATCACTCGGATTTTCCAGTCGTCTTTTAGCGCTAGCGCTTTCTGTCTTAAAGTGAGCCGAAGCAATATCACTTGAAATACGGTTAATAACCGAAAATACATTGGAATCTTTCAAGACGTTCCCTGAATCAACATACGAAATCGGCAAGCCGCCAATTGTTGATAAAAACAGGTCACTAGTGCTGGGATACACCATATTTTTAGTTTTGGAACGTTTATATCCTCGGGGTGTTAATAGTCCCATACTTTATCACCCTCTTTCTTTATCTAGCAAGCAAGCCATGACAATCAGCAAAATTCCGGAAACAAGAAGCCCCACAATCAAATTAACCGCAAATGCTGCCACTGAAAGCAAAATAACACCGGTTAAAAACAAAATAACGCTTAGCCAATCGCCAAAAAATGCTTGCATAATAGTTTTAAATCTTTCGATCATTGTTTTTCACCACCTTAACCGCCAAACATAGATTTAAAATACGCTTTACGTTCTTCACGGTTCATGTTATTCATCGGGTTATAGCCATCTTCATCATGAAAATCTTGATAATAATATTGTGCTCTGTAATGCGCGTTAATTAATGCATCGGTAGTATCAATGTGATCGCTTGTCCGATTTTGACGGTCGATTTTAACGCCACCACCTTTATCTTCCACCAAAATAGCGTTATTTAGCCCATCTATTAGTAGAGGGTCGTCTAAAATTTTAATATCGCCATTTAAAAACTGGGATTGAAAATCCTTAGTCGGGTTAGAAAGTTTCCACGATGTAGGTGCCACTTCAATCAACGGCCAGCTCGGCTGGTAATTGCTAATACGTTTAATAAACCATTTAGCCAAGTTAGGGTCAGCACAAACGGCGCGGACTTTCAAATGGTGCCGCTTGACATAATCTACTAACCACTCATAAACCTGGTTGGGATTAATGGTTCCGGAAGGCGTGTTGGTAATCTCACAGAAGCCCTGTTGTGCAAGCTGGCGATAGTCAAGACCGTCTTGCTTGCTTTTGGACTCCAATGTTTTAGCTTGTGCAAATGGAATAAAACTATATTGCTTTGCAAAAAACATATGTTTGCCATTCTCTTGAAAGGGAAATTCAAAGCCGTATGATGTATTATCGTTCACTTGGCTAGCGTCAAATCCGATATAAACCTCACGATTATCAACATTAAAATCGCTAGTAATGTTTTCGTTGATATTGCTTAATGACAAGTAGCTATTTTTAAAGCGTCGGCTCCAAACATTGAGCGACTTATTAACAAAGGTTTCAAGAGTCCCTTCACGATCATTATCGTTACGGTCTTGAATCAAACTTTCTAACAGCACGCGACGTTTTTCGCCTTTTAGTTCAGCTAATAACGGATTGGACTTTTCCCATGTATCTTCCTCAAAGACTTCATTTTCATCATCCTGTTGGTAAATAATTTGAAAAGTAGTATCTGCATCTCTAATCGCGTCGTGTTCAATAGCGCTTCGGGTAACATCTTCATCATGTTTGAATTTAACTTTAATATCTGGATAAGCAGTCGAAATTTTAACGAACATCCGATTTTTGATACCGTTTTGACCTGATGTAATCTGCTTTAAGGTTTCATTAAGCGCTGGTTTCAAATTGCCAATTTCATCAAAAACAGCAATGGCATTATGGAACGAATCAAATCCACCGCCCTGTGAAGTGCCTTTACGGATAATGTTCTTATTTATTTTCCCGATAACTTGCGTAGTTTGTGCATCTACCCCTTTTTCCTTAGCACCATCAGCAAAATCCGGTTGATTAATGAGTTCTTTAGCTTGTAAAGAAACATCATTGAACAGCTTACTAGCGTGCTCGCTATCATAACTGGCTACTAGTAAGTCTTGAGAAGTGGCATTCCAGCAAACAACAAAATAATAAAAATTGACCAGCATTGATGCCAACCACGTTTTACCTTGACGACGAGCAATTGAAATGTTGGCAGTATTGAAACGTACACCCGCATTAGGCGTACGCCAACCGATTAGGCTGTCTAAAATAAATGATTGCCAATGTTGTGGCTTGATTTTTTGTGTCGTATCATCCGGATTTGGTAATAGGCGACAAAAATATTCAATTAAAGCAACGAATTTTTCATCATAATTGTATGGGAAATTGTCGTCGCCTTGTCTTAATAAGTCTTGTAGATGACGTACGCATGCAAGTTGAACATCTCTACAAGTGAGATATTTGTCAGTAAACAAAACATCGTAAGCATATCTAGTGCCGGCATCCTTATACTGGTCTAGCAAGCCATGATACGAGGATTCGGTCGAAGCAATATGTGCTTTTATATCCTTAACGTTCGTAAAATCATACGTCTGCACCGAAATTTACCTCCTTTAATGGTGACTCGCATTTCTTTTGATGTGGCTTGGAAACTGTCAGCTGTCGTAACCCAGCATCAAACGAAAATCCCATTTCATAGCCTAAAGACTTTAAATTACGAACACAGTCATTAAGTTGAATCGCTTGAGGCGACTTTTGAACTGGTTTTCCATCCCTATTAGTTAGATAGGCCCCATAGTTGCTCAAATTATCCTCAGCATCTAAGTACATTGCATAATAGGTGCAGTAAAGTTCTAAATTAGGCTGATCAATGCGCTTCAAATATCCCATTTTTTTAATTTCAGGTACTAACACCCGCCAAATAGTTTGGGCATTTTTCATTAAATGAGCCGGGGGTGTAATCTGAATATCATCCAAATTGCTAGTCCCGTTAATATTCGTCACTTTTTTGCTTGTCACAATTTTTAATTTGCTTTTACTAGAATTCACCATGATTAACACCTCCATTTCACTAATTTATTTTGATTCTTGGCGATTTTTGGCTTATATTGGCTACAAAAAAAGCTCACTTTGTTGATTTAACAGCATTTGAGCCTTAAAAAACCCAACATTTTTTGTTTTTTTGCTTTTGAGAGAGAAGGATGGCGCATATGTGAGCTCTGGCCTAGCTACCATGGGCGGGGGGTGTTTTTTATTTTGGCTACTCACAAATTTTCATCCCAAAATTTAAAAATGTCTTAAACAAACTCTCACGGCGTTTAAAATGTGAATCAGCATTTAATCATGTGTAAAATTTATAACTTGTCCGTCTTCTCTGCTTAAAGCGACTGTCAATCAATTGCTTGGACATTTTGAGAACGGATGGTCATTGCTTAACGGATGGTAACCCTCCTTAATCGGGATGGTCAACTTTTGGGCTCTCCTTGTTCAATATCCATTCCTTGATCTGTTCCTTATCCCAGTGCTTACTAACGTCAAGGTTATCAATCAGTGAGTCTGAACGGTATGCTGTTGATTCGAACACGCCTTTCCAATAGTGACACCTCTTACATATCACCCACAAGTTTTCAACATCAAGTTGTTTACGCTTATCTACTCTTCTCGGCACTATATGATCTGTAACCAAGTAGCCAGGTTTATCATACGTATGACCACAGACCGCACAAGTAAAGTAAGCACGTCGCTTTAACATGAGACTCATGTTAGCCCAACGTTTCGTGTGATAGAAGCGGTTCGCTTCCTTGTCCCGCTTGTAACGATTGTACTGGCTGTACGACTGTCTGCGTTGCATCGTATTGTAATGAAACGGATGATAGAGTGAACTATGAATATTGCAATACGGATTCTTTTGTTCGTATGGAATAGTATTGTCGCACCCTGATTTCCTGCACACTTTCAATTGCATGACTATTTGCCTTGACCAATTCCATTTAATCTTCCAAGGCTATCCATAAAGTCGATTCTGTATCTGTTGTTTAGACATATATCTTCTTCATCCCAACCAAGTTCAATATGATGTACTTCTTGTTGTTCTACACCATCAACGAATACTTTAGGCGTGTCATCAATGTTGTCAATGTCAATGCGAAGATGCGGTTGCTTTTTGATCGGCAAAACGCCAGCAGTCATCCTTAAGGCACGTTGCACTTCAGTCGTATCAATATTCAGGCCGAAGTCAATATCACTAGGTTTGTTAGTATTAGTTTGGCTAGTCCTATTAGGCTTAATTGTTTTGCCTGTGACATTTCGCTGGTACATAACGCCATCAATTAAAATCTTATCAGGCAATTTGTTTCCTGGTTTCTTCGGTGTGAAATGTTTTTCTTCCATACTTTGTCCACTCACTTTCTTTGGTTGAATACTGTTAGGCCTCGTTGGTGCCTCGCTTCTTGGCTGATTAGGCTCGATACTTTTGTACTTATCTTTTCTTCCAAACATGTTGTTTCCTCCGCTTCTTATCCAAACTAAAAGCGCCATGCTGTTTAGCACGACGCTTCATCCATTTATCTAAGTGGGCATCCATCTCCGCTTCTTGTGGCGTGACGTAGCCGTACTTTGTGTTAATCAGCTTTGGCATAGTTAATCACCGACGCACTTTGGTACCATTCAGTTGCGAGTTCCATTTTCTTTGGTGTTGCTACTAAGAATGCAGATACATCAGCTTCCATGTATCTTGGCTTTAGTCCATCAATATTTTTAAGCTGTCCAACCGAGATATACTTGTTAATCCAGGTACTATTAATTTCAATAGTATGGCCATGTCTAACTACATTGGCTTTAGGATATACTTTAGATATTCTCTCATAGTCAAGCGCCATACGTTTTCTAACGTCTTCCAGCGTGCCACATAACACGATTTTTAATGTTGCTTGCATTGTGCTGCCTCCTAATCGTATGTATCAAAAAACTCCCGCTAATAAACGAGAGCCAGTTTGGAGATTGTCCGTTTTGGAGCCGCGGACGCGTTTAATGTGCTTGGTAGGGATTTGCACCCTACATGACTGCTCGGATTAATCGACCGCTCCGTTAAGCTCAGTCAGGTTTGCCTTCTTGCGTCTACCTATTCCGCCACAAGCACAGCCAATGTAAACAAGACGATGGGAGTTCATGTTATGAAGTTAATTCCAAACACGACTCCAGCCCTATTCAGCAGTTTAGCGACTTACTTGGGTCAATATGCTTGGTGTGGAATCGAACCACACGCGGTAGCTAACCTCCTGACACGGCTATCGCCTTTTTCAGGTCTTACCTGTCATGTTTCAAACATACGTCGACTAATGATTAATCAAGTTAGCAATTCCATTTCACGGGCTGTAATTGCCAAAGTGCCCTATATCGCTGGTAGGCCTCGAACCTACATCCCATTGTGGCTTACCAATTAGCCCACAGCGATTACCGAATAAGGAAATTGAAATGACAGCAATGAAAATTAGATTGATTGACTATTTGGTACTCTATCAATTTAGCACGATTTCAAGCCCATTTTTTCCGAACTATTTCCAAACTTACTAATCGGCTAAAATCAGATACATCATACAAATTCAATCTGCTTGCTACTTTAGCAATAAACTTATCAATTAGATAATAAGCTTTACTCTTACTAACTAGTACCATTCCATTAGCCACTAAACTTACAACCGAGTAACGTTGACGTTTTCTAAAATACAGTTCGCATATCAGGGTTTCAGTATCTTCGCCGCATTCGTCCAAACACGCATCAATTACATCTCTCCGATGTTGGAATGCTCGAATCGTTTCACTATCAGCCACCGAGATAGCAGCATACTCAGTTGGAGCACTCTTCTTATATTGAGCACGACCACCACCAACGTTTTCGTCAGGTTCTTGATACGGGTACATGATATTTAGCTCCTCACGAGCAATTAGGCCATCAATTAGCGGGTATTCGCGTAAATACTTCTCAACCATTTTCTTCGTCGTTCTTTCCAAGCCAGCCACTCCTCTGTGATATAATTAACTTTGCCAATTAATTATCATAAATGTCAGTGGTCGCCTTAGTAGGCGGCTTTTTGTTTACTAGCGTGTTCACTCAACTCCATAATGTCAGCAATGAAGTCCTGCCCAATTTGTGCCTGTTGCTCAGTTGTCAGTGCCGCGTTCATTTCCAGGTTGGCAACTGTGGCTTTCATTTGGATTGCTTTGGCGTATTCGCTGTCAGTCATGCTTATTCACCCACCACATTAGTACCAAACTAACGATTACAATCGTAGCAGTTGCGATAGCCCAATATCCTAACAATTGCAATGGGGAAGAATTCCAAAGAAGTTCAAATATCTGTTTCATTTGTCTTCCTCCACCGTATAACCGTCTAGCCACGCTCGGGCAACCAAGTCTTGATGTTCTGCATATCTTCGCTGGTTAAAGTCATAAGTCCCAGGTGTCAACGCCATCCAGTCTCGCATTTTTTCGGGACGACGCTCAGAACAAAGCATGTCACCAACCGAAGTACCATCGTGTTTGCACTTTTCAATCCAATCAGCTACTGCTTTAGGAACCACCGGCAACTCGGCATACGTCTTCTTAAATATGTCGTCTAAAACCGGCCAATGTTCACCATTAACGCCAGTTGCAATCCAATACCCATTTTTTACTGCTAGACTGCCTTCTAGCGTTTCTAAGTACCATCCTCCACGATACCTAAATAGTCCTAATTTTTCCGCTGTTTCTTTGGTTCCATCAAATTGTTCAGCCTTGATAGTGGCTGTTTTACGATAAACTTTAATCATTTTTTATTCCTCCATGGATTGTCGTCAAAATCATGCTAATTCACTATCAATCATTAATAGACCTTTTTGGTCAAAGCTAATAATGTCATCTTCTATTTTGCTGTCACGATAGATAGATCTTGACTTGACCATTTTTAACCATGCTTTGCTAGAAGATAATTCAGTGCAATTAATATTTTCAACATCATCATTAGTGACATATTCTTTATAAATCTCAATAGCCTGATCTGAACTTTCTGCATTAATAAGCGCGCTATATGGTGCATTTGTGCTTTCACTAAATTCAAAATACTTGTGTTTTTGTGTATTCATTTTTATTCCTCCAGTAGATAATTAATCTGTGTAAACAGTTAGATTGCAGCCCAACGCCTCCCCACCAAAACATAAATTTCCTTGGTCGAATAGCAACAGTAATTCGTCTTTGCTTAATTTTGGCTTATTAACAAGTACTTGTGCATGGATTTCATTATAAGTCGGTGCCAAGCGCTTAAAAGCAACCATTAATTCATTAAATTCACAGTGCTTTGTTTCTAAAAATTCACCATCAAAAACAAAATATTCCGATAATTCATTTTCTTCACCATAGCCAACTTTGTATCGCTCAATTAATTGCTTAAAGGAATCTCTGTTAGTATCACGTTTATTATATTTATCCTCATCAAAAGCCCAATCTTTGTAAACTTTAATCATTGTTTGCCTCCTTAATCTTCGACTTCGATAAACTCTATCTTGTACTCGCTATCCTTAATTGGTGTGCCATCAATCATGCTTGTAACATAGGATTCAGCACCCTGTTTTGTACGATACAATCCAACTAATTCAACAAAATCATAATCCTGCATGTAAACAACAAACATTTCATAATCACCTCCACATAATAGAAATTTTATTTAAGCTCAACTTGTTCAGTAGATTCGTAGTTCATGGTGTAAGTTTGAATCGTTTGATTAATGATCTTTAAGTCTGCACCGTTAGCAATGCGCTTAAGATGTTGTTTCAAATAAACTTTAATCATTTACTTACCTCCAGGTGTTCTCAAGTTGTCCAATACTCTCCTAAGACTTCGGCCACGTTCGTTAACTTCATCTGCCTCCAATAGTTCCGGGTTAGCGTGAACGTTGCCAATAACTTCAAATTGATTACTCCAAGAGTCATGCAGGCATGGCTCAATTAAATGTGTCCCTACTGGTTTCAAAAACATACCGGGTATCCCGAACAGGTCTTCTGAAACAATTTCATTAATGACTGGTACCATCGTCAACTCGCTCATATCTGACCACACTTTTACAATATCCCCTTCATAGATATCCTTGCCGTTCACGTCTTTCAGGCCAGTAAACTGCAATAATTCAACATCATCATTTTGAATGTCCCAAGTTTCGTTTTTTCTATTTACAATAACGTTGACAGAACTGGGTGTCCCTTGTGTGTCACCATTTTGGCTTGCTGATACATAGTCAGCAATTATCTTCCTGTAACCGTTCCACGCTCTAAACTTAATCATCGTTGCCACCTCCTTGACTGTTTTCATCCCAGGATACTTTTCTTGTGGTACGGAACAGTCATAATTGACGTATTCTGGCCCTTTTCTCTGAAATGTTTCGCGTCTTTTCTAGCGGATTGTCTATTGGAATAGACAGCTGCCACATCACTATTAATCATCAATATATAAGCCATTTTCAGTCCTCCCCAAACGCTTTAAACGCCCGCTTGCGAATGTTGTATGGCTCATATTCCTTGGCCAATTGCTTATTATCCTGTGCTTTAGCTTTGTTTGCTTCGGCATGTTGCTTCATGCGCCGGTGCTTCCGTTTAATCGTTGAACGCTTCTTAGTGTGTTTAGGCATCTTTGTCCTCCGTAATGTAGTATTTGTTTTCGTCAATCGCACGAATACGTTTATCCAGCCAAACGTTATTGTGCTTTAGCTCCCGAGACGTCCTAGTTTTACCCTGCTTGCCTTCCATAACTAATTTAATGGCATTATACTGGGTACGCGTAATCTCCATGTAATCGCCTGATACGGCCTTAATTCCAGGCATCTTATGCAAGTTAGCTAGTTTGCTCTCAGGCACGTTATCCATGCTGCCATATCTCGATTCTAACTTATGAATGACTTCCAGCTCTTTCGGCCAATTTTTGCTTGTCATAAACAATCTTCCTTTCAAACTCTTGTTCATATTGTTTATGTTTATTATTCATACAGTTGGGACATGGGTCAAACGTGAAACCATAACTCCCAAGTGGTTGCTGAACAACTTTACTATCATGACATAATTCACAGCTCATACACTTCTCGCTTCTCTCTATTCAACTTATCCGCGATGATCTGGAATATTTGCAAACGTGATTCCGTTATTAACACCGTAATTTTTCATTCTGCTTAATGTTCTATCGCCATATCTTTTAGTTAAGTCGCTGCCAATTAAGTTAGTGGTCACAATCACCGTCTTGTTTTCCCGGTCACGCCAGAATGCATCCGCCAAGTCTAGTGAATACTCGGTGCCACGTTCACTACCAAAATCATCTAAAATAACTACATCAGCGTTCTTTATCTCAGCCATGGTTTTATTGATTTGTTTTGCCATCTGATCGTCATTAAAAGACTGTTTCTTGCGTTCGATAAGTTCACGCCAGTCAATAAAGATAATTTTCCAACTAAAGAACGTTTCAACTGGCTTGCCATTCTTCATCACAGTCTTTAATAGCTTGTAACCAGACCGTTCTAATATCCAGTACATCATACCTACAGCAAGATGCGTCTTCCCACGACCCGTTGCGCCAATCATCAACGTGTGGATTGTTTCACCGTTAATAATGCGATTAGCTATCGTACGGCTACGCTCTAAGACCTGTTTGCTAGCATCACTCGATGCTGTATAATTACTAAAGCGACGATTAAAGACATCAAAGCTGCTGAAAATACTGTAGGTGTTAATATAGCCTAGCGCTTCGTTTTTATGTGCGGATGCTGTCAGGGCTTTGTTATCTGGTATTTCACGGTGGTTAATGTCTTCCATGTAGCCGCAACTAGGGCACGCACCGGCCATTTTTTGGCCCGTACGCTTGTTTAAAATCTGTGGTCGTAGTAATGGCTTCCCACAAACGGGACAGTCAACCCCATAGGTTTCAAACACCTTAGACATTAGGTTAGTGACTACATCGCCTACGGTCTTTACCATGGCTGGTCACTATCCTTAACTTCTCTACCCTCAAGGGTAAAACCGTTAGACCGACCACTTCCTGAACGTCCAAATTCTTTCCGTGGTTGATTTAATTGGCTTTGCCCTTGTTTGTCCCTTTTAGCCCAGTTGCGAATGGTTGCCAGATAGTTCTTATACGTCTTACCATTCATACTGCAATACTCAGAAACGTGTTCGATTCGGTCTTGCCAGTCAGAAGGAAACTCCGATTTGAGTTTCTCCAATTGTTCATCCGTCAGTAAGACATTCTGGTATTGTCCATATTTGTGTCGTGCTGGTTTGGCTTTTCCTGGCTTGGGCTTACCTGGTTCTATATCCTTACCTAACCTATCCTTACCTAACCTATCCTTACCTAACCTAACCTCGGTATGACAATTGCCTACCAAGTGTCCGTCATTTGGTTGACCGTTGGTTGACACTTGACTACCGAAAGGTAATTTACTATAACTAGCGTCTTCATTTAGCTCTAATTGTTTAAGCTCACTAGTATATTTCGTGGGGTGCTTACGATCTGATCGGATGTAATTATGAATATGCCAATCTTTAATCACAGTGACGCCATTCTCAAACGGAATAAGGTACTGCTTGGCTAATAAAATTTTCAAATCATCATCACTTGAACCAGTCATCCGCATAATGGATTTTGTATTACCCACAAACCCATCATCATCAGCATGCATATTCAAATGAAAATATAGTAGCTGAGCTGACTTAGGCATATCCATAAACAAATCAGAATCCGTGATCGTATTACTAAACATTCTCCTTTGTGCCATCTTTTAATCCTCCCTTATTTACTAGTAGGCATTCCACCCACCCGGTGTATTAGTCACTGCTGTGTTTTTTAGTTCAAGCCAATTCGTTTTAGTGTTTCCTAAATCACATTTCAACACTATATTCAATTAATCCCAGCTTCTTTAAATTTTTCATAGCACGTGAAAAGTCATTAATGCTAATGCTGTTTTGACTTAGCAATTTGTATGTGTCACATTTTCCAAGTGCCAGTTCGCCAATTATCTGAATAGTCTTCAAATCATTTTGGCAAAGCAACCATTTTTCATATAGTGAGTTTATGTTTTTACTAAGATGACCAATGTCTGTAAAGTTTACGCTGATTCTGTATCCATTTTTAATCATTATTTCAGCCCCCTATTAAACACCCATACATTCAAGTAAAATGCCATCGCCATATTGTCTTCAATTAGCCGCCATTCTGGAGCTAATTCTTGTGGATCGATTGATGCAATTCGTGAAATACCATTTAAAATGCAATCCTGTTGTTCTTTGTAAGGTAATGGATTATCCATAATTAGTGGTCTCTCTTTCTCAGCACTTGCAAACATTCCTGATTAGCAGTAACATGGATGCTAACCTTTGAATAGTTTTCTTGCTCACTACTCTTGTATTCCACTCCAGTAGTGGGCTTTTTTATTCCTTAGCTTGCCAACAAACTAGTTTTAGAATAATATAGATGTTGGCATTGAATAAATACTCCATTAGTCCATCGTTAGCCGATACTAGCGATGGTTTTTTGCGTTCGTTTCCAGTCATTAAGTAGTAAAATTGATACTTTTTGCATGATTATTCCTCCTACTCAATTACTTGAATGCCATTAGTAATGATTTCAAATTACTGGCCATTTTGTTCAACTACAGCCACATCTTTTTGAGTGCACAATGTGAACGGAATTTTTTTAATATCCACTACTCTGCCAACGCCGGCCTCTCTCATTAGTTGCCCACAACTATATTCAGCCTTGTAACTCACTCGATCACCTACATGAACTTTCATGATTATTCCTCCTAATACATTGGTGGCAATGTAAATGTCCATCCATCGTCGTTTTCTTCATCTGGCTCGCAAACATTAATATCGTGTTCTTGTAATTCAGCAATAAACTCTTCTGAATAACCAAAGCATGGCCGCTTCTTAATGATCCCATCTGTATCGTACGTGATAGCATTAATCAGCTCACGTTCATCTGCACGAATCGCGTTATACTTACGTGCTCTTAACGCGTGCTCAATGTCTTCTTCATACATATTGTTTCCTCCTTAAATTCCAAACCAGTTTCTAATTTCACGGCGCTTGTACCACAATGTAGCTAACGCCCATGTAATTAGTGCCGGCAAAATCCATTCTGGTAAAATAATCATGTTGTTTCCTCCTGCTATTTATAGCTATTTGTTTGACGCCGCCCACGTTCATTATTCTAAGATTGAGTAAATAGCTCGTTTTAGTTCTTCTGGGACAAACAACACTTTATTATTATTTGGTAGTTTGTGTTCAACTAGTTCAATTTGTGGTAACTTTCTAAGCTCATCAAATTTGGACTCGCTCAGTCCTACTGAATCAGCAGCCGTTTTGCGATCAAATAGGATATATTCTCTGACTATCTTTTGAACTAATGGTGCTAGCATTGAAACAACTTCCTTTTCAACTACGTTTTCGAGATAATCAGCTAATATTTGATTGTCCATCTTACTCGCTCCTTTCGGTGTATAATTTTGTTAGTTCAATTAATCGAGGTGAAAATTTATGAAGCAATTCAAGTGTCCATTTTGTGGTAGCTTAATTAGTGATGAACAAGTGGTAACCAACAAATTTCATAACTTATTCATGTTGTCCTCTGTGGACAAGGCCAACCACAAAATTGACCCAAATGGAATCGTTGTGAATGTTATAGAATGCGACGAATGCCATAATTGCTGGCTTCGCGATCCAAACAATTAAAAGCACACTTTCAATTTGTGTTCCTTGCTACCGCCAAGCTTGGAACACTCTTTTTATTTCTTCCGGTACACCTTTCATTCTTAAATCCATGTAAATCACCTTCTAAGTTTTAATATGTTTATCTTTTATCCTTGGATTTGAACTATAATTGTGTAGGGGTGTTAATCATGCCTAAAACACATTTACAATTGTTTACAAGAAGGAAGTTCGTAACTTGTCCATTCTGTTCTAAAAAGATTTATGCTCGATCCAATCATGTTGTCTGTCCAGTCTGTGGTAATTATTTTGTAGTTAGCACTAATAATTCATATAGAAATTCTTCAGATGACACTATCAAACATTGACTTATTCCAAGTTGATTGAGGTGATGAATATGGTTAATGAACAAGACTTAATTGCCGCTATTCGTTTGCATGCGCCAAGTCATTTGCCTGGCCCAGTTAGCATTGATGGTCTCCTATCCGAATTAGGAATTAATGATGAGAGCCTTTTGACGAACGCTTTGAAATCTTTACAGGATAAGGGATACTTACAATTCGGATACGGTAATGGAAAGATAAAGCGTATTAGTCTAAATACATCTTTCCCTCTATAAGCTTTTTAGTGACCCTTCTTCACGGTAAGGGTCACCTTTTTGAACTACTAGCCAATCGTTTGCAACTAAGTCTGTGAACGTTGGTTCCCAACAAACCGAAAGCTGTTCACCGTGTGTAAACGCGATTAATCTTCCTTTTGTATCAGTCGCTTGAACGTAGTAAGTTGAATCATATTTCAAATCACTAGCTCGAACGATCTTCCCATTCCTGCCTGCCATTTTTAGTGCGTCTACTAATTCCATATTGCTAATCCTCCTATGCTGTCTTAGTTGTATACTTGACTTATTCCAACTAATCGAGGTAATGATCTAATTCTTCCTACGATACGTGCAGAAATCGATAAATTGTAAATAGTACCGCAATTGTTAATGAGTAGATCCAGTAAAATCTATTTCCTGGATCTATTTTTCTCATTAAAAATATGCCCACAATGGCAACTATCCAAATACCAATCAATAAAACGTTCTTATAGATGTCACCCATCTGTATTGTTCACCTCCTATGCTGGCTCAGTTGTATACTTGACTTATTCCAATTTGATCGAGGTGATACAAAATGAAAATTCCATATTGTGATAATCCGGGCGGTAGATTGTCCGTTACTGTTGAACTAAAACATGCCGCAGATGTTTACTTGCTTGACCAAGCAAACTTCAATATTCAACAATCTGGTAACCCAAATTTCACATATTACGGAGGGCACTACACCCAAACACCAGTAAGAATCGCTGTTTCTGGAAGTGGCCGTTGGTACTTAATCGTTGATACTGGTAATTCCGGCGAAAACTACCAATATTCTTGGTCTAAATAGTTCCATTATTTTCATAGAACGACTTCACTTTTTGCACTACTTCTGTAAAGTTATAGAAAGTGAAATCGTTCTTTTTCAGCAGTTTAATAACCTTTTCAGTCACTTTATTCTCAGCTTCAACGGATACTAATTTCTTAGTAAGATAATTATTTTGCTTCATCCGTATCATTCCTTTCTATGCTGGCTGTTCAACTAATGGCATGATTCCCTTTGACTTCAAAAAGTCGTACAAGAACTTTTGCCCCGCTTGTGTCCACTTCATCGTGTTACGTACCTGCTTGATGCCATCGCTATTCGTATACTCGTATGGTTCAACGTGCGTATAGCCTTCGTCTTGATACTTCGCGTACAATAGCCATGTTTTGCCTTGCTTGTATTGAATGCCTAAACCATGTAGCAACTTGTTGAACTCACGTGTTGAGTAACCGTAGTTCTTAGCAATCATTGAGATTGTTTCCAGTCCCTTGTTGGCTAACATGCTATCGGTGTAATCCGCCTTGGGCTTCAACTCCTGGATAACTAAGTCCTTTTGCTTGAGCTGGCTACCTGCCTTCAATAGCAAGTCGCCTAACGCGTCCTTATCGTGCGTAATGTCATAAGCTGTCTGGTCAGTCATGTAAACGCCATTCTTGCGGATGGACGGGAGCACGTCATGAGTTACCCAACGGTTAAATCGTTTTGCTTCTGGTTTCCGACTAGCTCCGATTAACTTGTAAAGCCCAGGTTCACTGATGAAGTTTGTATTTCCAGATAAGCCCCCTAAGTTAAACTTAGTTACCTCATCATTGTCTAAAGACTTGATAGCAACGCTTGAATTTGAAAGCCCTAATGACTTAGAAATATCTGGCATTGCAAACCAAATAATGTTTTCACGTTCAATGGTACGTACTTGATGGCCTTCAAAATTAAATGGTGTAATTTGATTCATTGCTAGTCCTCCTTAGATTTTGTATTTTTTAACAAGGTAGTCATACACTTCATTAACTAATCGCTCTGCACCGTTTGTCGTTATCTTTTTATTCAACGCAAGATTTACAAAAGTGATTGATTTTTTGAAATGATCAGCGATAGTCCCTTGACTTTCTAACTGGCGATGATTTGCCAGCCACGATTTAATCGCTTCTGCTTTATTGTTTGTTTCCATACGAATAAACATCAGTTTGCCTCCTTTTAATATTTATTAAGAAAGATATTGCAAAAGTCTATAACATGTCTTAATATATAGACATAACGAAATAGCTACAAAGCTCTTATTTATCGCCCGCCAAGATGATTAATAAGCTCTTTTAGTTTTGCTAATTTGTTAACAATATTTCTTAACAAAGATAATTCTACAACATGTTTTAGATTTTTACAACTATTTTTTATACATGTTGTAGAATCATCTCGCCAATCATTGGAGGAACTCTACCATGACGCTGTTTGACAGGATAAAAACAATTTCAAAAGAACGTGGATATTCAATTGCTGAGGTTGAACGTAAAGCCGGGATAAGCACAAATTATATGTATCAGTGGAAAAAACGTAATCCAAGCCCTAAAGCTTTGGCTTCCGTAGCCGATGTTTTAAATGTTTCTGTTGATTACTTATTAGGCAAAACGGATGACAATTCTACTTCAATGAAGCCCAAACAAGTTGATATTACAGATGACGACTATATTATGACCTATCAGGGTAAGCCTATCCCTCCTGAAGATATGGAGTACATCAAACGCATCTTAAACGGTGGGAAGGACTGATAATATTTGAATATCTACATCAAGCGTTTAATGCAGTATGCTTGGGATCATGGAATATCTTGCATCTTAACAGACAAACTAGATGCATACACTCCGTCGTCAGCCAAACCGGAAAATAACATCGTTCTAATTAACCTAAAATGGCACAATCCGTCTGAAATCGCCTTTCAAATGGCACATGAATTAGGCCACGTTATCAACCATGATGAAGGAATATTATATTTTTCTAGTTTTAGCAATAAATCTAAATACGAGCGCATGGCTAATTTAGAAGCATTGAAAATACTTATTCCAATTTATTTAAGCGAAGTTGATACGTATGCTGACAATAGTGTCATGCCGTTTATGGAAAGTTTTGGTATACCCAAACGATTAGAAGATGATGTCGTTAACGCCTTCCGCACTAATGTTAGTAACTAGAAGTTAACTTACATACCAGATGCGGATGTCGGTAAAAGCTGGGGAATTTGGAGGAGAACAATGAAAAGAGTTATAGAATTTTTTGTAACAATTTTTGCAATTGCAATGTTGATACAATATTGGTGGATTTTATTGCTAGCAGCCGGAATTTTCTTAGTAATTTTCATCATAATTAAAGCAAAGAGATCTAAAACTAGCCAACTCAAGAATCAAGCAAACTCTCGCACAGAGAAACATGGTCGACAATCTTCAATTGACAAAGATGCATCGCTTCACAATGGGTCAGGTCAGGATCAAAGCGTTGATGTTGAAGAAACGTCATCAGAAAACGTGGAACCACACTATAGTCACCCGGAACAGCTCAGCGATGAACACACATCTGATGAGTCGGTCAATTCAAATATATATACAAATAAGCTTACTTCGATTGAAGAAGATAAACACAGTGAGTTAACAGTGTCTAAGCCAGCTCAGTATATCCACAGGCTTAGACGAAAGCTAACTGACTTTGTTGTCTTTGATATTGAGACTACTGGATTAAACCGCTTCGAGGATAAAATAATACAAATATCAGCCATTAAGTACATTAAGGACCAAAAAGTTGGGACTTTTAATCAGTATATAAACCCAGGATTTCAAATTGACAAAAAAATAATGTTTCTAACCGGTATTGATAATAGCAAGCTTGAATCTTCCCCAACAATATCAACTGTGATGCCAAGTTTTGAACTATTCATAGAAGACCTACCATTGATTGGACATAACATTGTTAAATTTGATATTCCGTTCCTGATTAACAACGGATTTAGCAAGCAGGATATTAACGCACTTGATACCTACCCACTGTCAGATAAAAAATTGCCGGATTTAAAAAACCATAAGCTGCCAACTCTCAAAAAATATTTTGGCATAGCTAACAGGTCTCACGATGCATTGAATGATTGTGAAACAAACGCCATAGTTTATCAAAAGTTAAGAGATAATGACCTCAATCCTGTCACTATTGAATATAGCAATTTACAACAAATTCTAGCTGGTAAACGTTTTTGTATAACAGGGGAGTTTATGGAAGCTAGTCGTGAAGATCTGATTGATACAATTAATAAATATGGTGGAAAATTCACCAAAAGTGTTTCACACGTTACGGATTATCTAATTGATGGAACACAAGTATCAACTAAACTAACCGATGGTGTTCATAGTTCAAGCGAGTTAAAGGCAATTCAATATCAGAAAGAAAACGGGCGAATAAAAATTATAAGCTACGATGATTTTTGCAATCTTTTGCCAAAACAAAACCAATACGTAGAAAGTATAAAGAATGTCAAGTTGTAGTATAAATTTCATTACTAAATCGGGGTAAAGCCATGGAATTGCGTGTAGGATACTACAACGAGCACGTGTTCAATATTAATGTTGTAGTAGGTATCATTTTCTTTATAGTGTTAGTCGTCATGTTAGTTTACTGGATCCACAAACGAAAGTAGCACCCTCGCCCACTACCAGCCTAGCGGGCAACATGCGAGCGTAGTTCAACGGTAGAACGGTTGCTTTATTTTTCCCTCGTTTAGGTACCCCAAAACTACTATGCAGATGCAGGTCCGACTCCTGTCGCTCGCATTGACATAAAAAAATACATTCTCCCTCACCACGAAAGAGAATGCACCTCAAGGGGCATGTACGAAACATGCTTGAAATTATTATAGATCTTAAAATCGTATTTGCAAATTTTTTTGTGAGCGTAGTTCAACGGTAAAACAATGTTCCAAGTCTTGAAGCCCATTCTTTCTTGGATTACTATGCAGGTTCGACTCCTGCCGCTCGCTTATATCGTCTCTCCCCCAAAATAGAAACGAGGTAATGAATATGGGGAAAATATATACAGACGTTTATAATATCAAGCACGACAATTGTACAATTGTCAATACTCTACATTCTTTTCAACGTATTTTTATTATCGAAGATGCTCACGGCTCTAGGTTTACTTGTTTAAAGGATGACCCCCCAATGCTGAATAAATCAAACACTCATTGGAAACATGCTAGTCCCAGAGACGCGCCCGAAGATTATGCTGTACCTTACAACAAGCGAAATTAATTTTTATATCTAAAATAGTGAGACATCAGATAACAAGTTGGTGTCCCCTTATGCGAGCGTAGTTCAATGGCAGAACACTATGTCCCTTCTCTCTCACTAATACTATTATGCAGGTTCGACTCCTGTCGCTCACATTGTACGTTAATAGCAAATAATTATGGAGGCACCTATGAATATTGATATCACAAAACTATTAGATTGGGGATTGATAGTACTATCTCTTTACTTAGTTGTAGACACACTTCTGCAAATAAATCATAACAATGCCTATGGCATGTTTATAATAGCTATCAAATTAATAGTTGCCATCATTGTAGGATTATTTGGTATGTACACAACTTTTTACAACATCTATTGAAACCTTTGCTAACATGCGAGCATAGTTCAACAGTAGAACAATTATTTACACGCTTCTCACAGATCTCCCACCCTATATTTATGCAGGTCCGACTCCTGCCGCTCACGTAAAAAAGAAAGAAGGCATACTTATGAACAAGGATATTTCAAGGTACGAACTAATAGAAAACATTACTAGTGACTTAACAGCCTTTGTAAAGTCAGACGCCATTCTTCATCTATCAAAAGATAGCTATTCCAAAGATGAATATAATCGTATGTTAGATGGGCTTAAACATGATTTAATTATGCGTCTAGAACAAAAGTAGCTAGTTGTCTACCTAAAAGATACAATGTTTGAGTTATGTGACCAACGCTTTGTCTCAGTTTTACTTCTATGTTCATGTCTGGCTCATATACTTGCACTATTGATTATCCAAATGGAGGCCGAATTATGGAAAATGTTATTCAAATAGAATTGACTTTGAATAAAGCAATTAGGAAAACTTATCCAGACCGTAGCTATTGGGAATATATTATTTGCGAAGATCCATTACAAGCAGATTATTACAGAATTCATTTATCATTTCACAGCATGAATGGAAACAATTATGTTAGTCACTATGAAGTTCTTTTTAACAAGAGATCCACATTATCTGAGTTATTTCAAATTGATGGTAATTCTTTTAGATTAAAGTTCAAGAAAAACTAAACTTTTCATTCATAATTGTCAGATAGACACTGGCAATATGTGAGCGTGGCTTAAGGGAAAACGGCAACGGTTTATTTACACACAGAATTACCTCCAAGATTGCTATGCAGGTCCAATTCCTGCCGCTCGCGTTGACCAAATACTGATGTCAGTAAAAGCTGAATTATTTTGAGGTAATTGAAATGGCATATTTTGATCCTGATGAAATACTTCAAACAAAGGAAGAAGCTTTAGATTATATGGAAGCGCATGGCATTATGACAGATGCCACTTTTCCAAAGCTGAATGATACAGAAAACACTGATAAACACATGGCTCCCGTTTACAAATATCTTAGAGAAAATGGTATGTATATATTTCACACTGGTTTCTATGATAGAATATTTAATTTTGGTGCAATATATTTTATGTTTGATGCAAATCGCTTTGATTATCAAACTGCACCAGCTGAAGTTAAGAAGATTTTGAGTATTTGGTCAAATTCTCAATCTAAGTAAGCAAGAAAGCACATCCGCTCCCGCCAAGAAGTTGGATGTGCTAGTGAAAGTAAATACACATAGAAGGGATACAGCTATACCCTTTTATATTACCATCATAACGAAAGAAGGTGATACCTGCAAGTAGTCCTTAATTAATGACGCCGCCCGCGTTTTAACTTAAGGAGAAATCACAATGAAATTAGTTAAAATTAAAACTTATAACAATGTTTTTTCATACAAAACGGGTTCACAAACACTGTATACCTATCGTTTTCGCTACTATGATTTATATGGACGTAGACATGAAAAACAAGCTCGTGGCTTTACCAGTGCATTAGCAGCACATAAAGCCGAATTAAAGATGGAACTGAAGGCATCTGATAATGAAATCATGCAAATAGTTGATTCTACTATTACAGTAAAGAAGTGGTTAACACGATATTACGAGATGACTAACGCTAAATGGAAAAAGTCATATCGAATTAGCTATCAGGAAAATATGAGTAATCACGTCATTCCGCTAATTGGGCATTTCCGCCTAAACCAATTGACCAGAATGCAATATGATTATAACTTAGTTCAACCACTATCAAAAAAATTATCACAATCAACTATTGCAAATATTCATCGACAATTTATGGCAGCCGTCAATGCAGCTGTAGATGAAAGTATTATACCACGGAACTTTCTAGACAATTTCAGGTTTAAACGTAATCATGGACAAGCGTTAACCAGACACGACCTCTCAGTTTTTAACGAGCTATTAAATAGCGAAGATGTCGATTACCAAACATTGTTTTTAACGTTGGAATACACTGGCATGCGTAAGGGAGAAGCCTTAGCCTTAACTTGGACAGATATAGACTTCACTAAGAAATGCATTGCTATTACAAAGACTCGAGGCCAATATGCAACTAATAGTCCGAAAACAGTGGCTGGAAACCGCGTTGTAGCAATCGGAAATTTTCTGACCGGACAACTGAAAAAGTATCGTTTATTTCAAAAAAAGAAGTCATTGAAAACGGGAAATACTTTTAAAGCCGATCAACTTATTTTCACATCCAGATTGAACAAGCCCATTAATCCATCCACTGTAAATTACCATTTTCGAAGTTTGATTAAGGCTGCAGGAATTCCTAAACATAAATACGTCGTTCATTCTTTACGCCATACGCACGCAACTATGCTACTAGATGCTAAAGTAAATCCTGTCGAAATAGCCAAAAGATTAGGGCACTCTGACTCAACTGTTACGTTAGCGGTATATTCTCATGCAGTTGCTGGTCGTCAGGAACAAATCGCTAAGCAATTCGACGATATCATTAGCCAATAG